ATACGGCGCGAGCAATCGCAAAGTATTTTAACCTATCCCCAGCGCGCGGCGCACACTTGATGGGGCAGGCGTCACACGAAAGCGGTGGCTTCAAGCGCACCCGTGAAAGCCTGTACTATAGCTCACCAGAGCGCATACAAGCTGTGTGGCCCTCGCGCTTCCCAACTGTTGAAGATGCAGAGCCATACGCCAAAAACCCAAACGGGCTTGCTGGCAAGGTCTATGCTGGCCGCATGGGTAACGAGAATGAGGCGCAAGCGAGCCTATACATTGGCCGTGGATTTCTTCAGCTCACCGGGCGGAACAACTACCGCTCATTTGCGTCTGACATGGGCGTTCCGAAGGTTATGACAGACCCAGACTTAGTTGCAGACGACTACGCATTTGAAACTGCGCTGTGGTTTTTCGAGAAGAATGGCTTGTTTAAGATTGCCGATGAGGGCGTGACGGATGACGCAATCAAGCGCATCACGCGCCGCGTGAATGGCGGTTATCACGGGCTGGATGATCGAAGCAACCAGAGCAAGAAAATCCACACTTGGCTCATGGCCTAGTCTAGCTAAGTTAGCTAAGTGCGGGTCCAAGATCAGAAGGCCAGCGCGGCAGTAGGCAGAGCGGGCGAGCATCTGGCACTCGCCCGACTTTCGCTTGCTGGTTATCTCTGCACCTTGTGCCAGATCAGGGACCACGACGCGTATATACAAATGTATGAACGCACTCTCACGTTGCAGGTAAAGAGCGCCAGCAAGACGCATGGGGTGGGCAGAAGGTACAAATTCTACACAGCTAAGAAGAGTGGCCAGAGGTCAGACGTTTACGCCTTTGTCGCTGTGGATCTTGATGCTGTAGTCTTTCGCCGGGGAGACGAAATCCTCAAGACAACAACTTATGTGTACGAGGCAGAATTTCTAAACGAGGGACAGTCGATGCAAAAAACTCTTGACAGCTTTAAATAGTGCCTTGCGGGTCGGCGTGGGTTTGATTACAAAGTCTGAGTGGGTGGCTCAACCGTAACCTTGTTTATTGGTTAACGCGTTACCGAATGTGCCAACATCATGCCACCCACACGATTACTAGAATATAATACCCACCAGAGTCATCAATCCAGCGCCAGCGACGAAGCCAAAGATGGCTCCAATCAGACCGGCTGCGTTTATCATGCGCTCCATTTCCTTATCTTCCATTATTCCTCATCCTCAAACCTATTAGACAGCGCCTTGATTGGTTGCTTGCTGAAGACCCAACGCCATTGGCGCTTCGTGTAGCCCGGCACTTCAACAAAGTCACGCACTCGGTATATCTTGTCAGCCTCCCACATTTTCTTGAGATAGCTTGACGTGCGCGGCACGCTATCGCCCAAAAGCTCTGCGGCCTCTGCGGCAGTCACGCGCTGGTCGCAAGGTATGAGCGAGAACAGGCGGTTCCCTTGGTCGATGCTGTGCTGTTTCATCTTCTCAGCGGCTACAATCATGGACGGGGCCATAGTTGTGGGCCTGCGCGGGCCAGACGGCAGAGGGTCACGTTTGCGCTGCCTGTACATGAGCGTTTCAAACTCCCATAGGCAATGGCCGTAAGTAATCTCAAAGCGCTCATGCTTATCCGTGACGCCTTCCAGCTTTGCCTTCAGTCGCTCTGCGGCGTCTTTTGCATCTCGCGCTTTAGCACGTCGATTAGCGCTTGCTGCTCTTCCAGCCGCTGCTTCAAGTTTGGCCTCATCGCCGTCTTCTGCTCCGCCAGCATTATGCTCGTTATCCTCTCGAGCCTTTTTATAATAATCTGAGTTTGGTCCGTACTCACGCTTTTTCCTTTCGAGGGTTATATTAAGTTTGCTGGTGATGCGGTGTATCGTCGAGCGAGACACATTTAAAAGTTCAGCCACATCAGCCTGCGACATCCCTTGATTGGCACAGGCAAGGACGTGTGCTGTTAGTGCTTCTGGGTCGTATTTCATTCGTCTTCCTCCAGCGCTTCAATCTGGCCAATGCCGCCACAGTTATCGCAATCCTCAATAACAGACTCAAAGTCGCCGTGCCAAGTTGAACTTTGGCGAACCCAAACATCGCGCTCTACTTGGCCGTCGCCGTCGCACTCGGGGCAATCAATTATATTACTCATAGCATGGCGCTCTTAATGAATAGTGGCATGGCAAACAATGCCAAAAGAAATATGATTTCGGCGGCGATTTCTAACTTATGTTTCATTATTATTGCTCCATCAAGTTAACTATTTCAGAACCTTCGGCCACCCAATCCTCAAGTGACAGGTGATTAAGCTGATGCACGTTGACGCTTTGCTGCGCCCACTCTGCCCACTCTGGGCGATCTTCGCCGTCCAAGTCTGGATGCGTGTCGTAAGTGAAGACGAAATAGTTGCCCGCGTCGGTCAAAACCTTTTCGAGGCTCAGGTGTTTGCAGCGGATTTTTTTCAAGATCTGCTTGATGGTGGCGCGGCGAGGCTTTGTGCGCACCGTGACGCTGAAGATGTCAGCGTCGAAATTGTAAATTGTATTGTCCATGTTTGTTCTCCCAGTTGGCGTGCGTTGGCGGGATTGCCTCGGCTATACAACTACGATAATCCGTAAATCATCCTATGTAAATACCTAACTGCACTTGCACTAACTTTTTTTAGGATGTAACGTCCTATCAAATTAACCTTGGAGGGTGACATGAAAAAGGAAAGTCGGATCGTATTGACCGAGTCGCAGCATGTTGTGCTGACACTAGCGGCAGAGCAAAAGGGCATGGCGCTGGCCACGTTTATTAGATCGGCAGCTTTAACCGCAGCATTTAACTCCGGCATCCAGCCAGAGCAGCCGCGAGCTGACTAATGGTTAACGGGCGCAACAAGGGCGCATCATTTGAGCGGGAAGTTGCCAATATGCTTAGAGATGAGCTTGGCATAGGCTTCAAGCGTGACCTTGAGCAGTATCGCGCTGGCGCTCACGCAGACCTAATTCCAGACGATCCGGCATTCCCATTTACGCTGGAGCTGAAACGCTACAAAGACGGGCCAATCGGAGGTGCGCCTGCATGGTGGGAACAAGTCGAAGTGGCCGCCGAGCGTGAGCAAAAGATGCCGTGCCTGATCTACAAATACGACCGCAAGCCAATGCGATGCGTGATACCGTTGGCTGCGTTGACTGATTGCGATCACGATTACACGGCAGAGGTAGACTTTGAGACTTTCTGCTACATTGCAAGGGAGGCAATGAATGACTAGGCCAACCTATGAAAACGCAAGCGACCGTAGCGCAGAGACTGTGGCTGTGCAAAATTTTATTAAGAGCTTTGGCGGTGAAGTTGATTTCATTAAGCTGCCGATACAATACAAAATGGACTTTGCCCTCACACGCAACGGCGTCATAACCGCATTGGTTGAAGTTAAGTGCCGCAGAAATAAAAAACACGCATATCCAACTTACATGATTTCTATGTCAAAGCTGGTTGCCGCAGCTGGCTATCGCAACATCGGGATCAACTGCATCTTACTGGTGCAATGGGCTGATGGCATGGGCTGGGTGCAAATGAGCAATGAGGATTGGAGCGTTAGAGTCGGCGGCAGAAAAGACCGCAACGATTGGCAGGACATTGAGCCAGTTACTCACATTCCAATCAGCGAGTTTAAAGATGTAATTAAAGTGGAGGACGCGAGATGATGATAACAGCTGACAAACTATCCAACAGCCAATACCACGCCGATGACGCGATCAGCTCATCTGACGTAAAAATGGTTCATAGCAAGTCGCTGGCACATTGGAAGGCGAAGACATACAGCTCAAGCCCGGTTTTCGACATGGGAACCGCCGTACACGCAATGGTGCTAGAAGATGGCAAGGGCGTCGTGCGTGGGCCAGAGACCCGCAGAGGTAAGGCTTGGACGGAAGCATATGAGGAAGCTCAAGCAAGCGATCAAACGCTGTTGACCGCCGCCGACTATGACCTTGCGCGGAATATTGCCGATAGCGTGCTGTTTCATCCAGCGGGTCAACGGATGTCTGGGCCAACAACGGTCAACGAAGCCAGCTTCTTTGCCACTGACCCTGAGACCGGGCTGAAGATCAAATGCCGCCCAGATAGTTACTGGGATGCGAAAGGTGTCTTATACGATCTCAAGAGCTGTCAGGATGCTTCACCACGCGGAGTGGCAAAGGACATGATCGCGTACAATTACGCAATTCAGCAAGCCTTCTATATGCACTGCCTAGAGCAGGCTGGCTATGAGGCGTCACAGTTTGTATTTGTTCACGTTGAAAAAACGGGCGCACACGCGGTCTCGACAAATATCATACATGAGGAATATCTTGACTGGGCTAAAGGCGAAATGCACATGACCCTGCGCAAGATTGCAAAAGCCAACGAGGCCCAGAAGTGGGACACTGGTTGGTCAGATCAAACTAATGTGATTGATCTGCCACGATGGCTGCGTTTAGATGCAGTCGAACTTTAATAGCTTGGAGAAAAACAGATGGCTAAAACAGACTTCAAACCCGTAATGATTCGCAACGTGGAATTCAAATATCCCCGGCTAAACGGGACGTATCGTTACAACACATCAGAAAAGAAAAGCGAAGAGTGCGCGCCAACAGCGTCAAACGCAGCTTACTCAATCGCTTGGGAGATGACCGCTGGGGAAGCAAAGACACTGCACGCAGAGCTGAAGGCGCACTATGAGACGTGCCAAACCAAAGCTCCATTCAGCAAAGTTTTCGGCATGAAAAAACTTGACAGCGGCAACTATGAGTTCCGCGCTAAGCGCAATGGCACAAACAGCCAAGGCCAACAGAACGAAAAGCCTCGCGTTATTGACGGTATGAAGCAACCGCTGGCAGACACGGCGTTCTGGGGTGGCTCAAAGGGTAGCATCAAGGTAACTGCGTACCCCGTGACTGACCCAGAAGGCATCGGCGGCGTCAGCTTGCTCATAGATACCGTACAAGTCACGCACGCAGTGTACGGTGGCGGTGGCCTCGATGACTTTGATGAGGTCGCAACAACAATGTCTGGCGGCGTTGACGCATCGCTGGATGACTTCGGGCCAGCCGCCGCGCCAGCACCGCAGGCAGCTCCAGCGCCAGCTGAGCTAGAGGACGAAATACCATTTTAAGCAAAAGAAAACCCCCGGCAGTTGGGACGCTGCCGGGGGACACCATGAAAGCGAACCCACGATTGGATGGAGAAAGGTCCGAACATGCACAGACTAACAAAGACAAGCGAAGTTGGCAAGAAACACATGCTGATTGCAGCTGGTGCGCGCGACACTCGCATCAATGAAGCCGGGTCACAATATGACGGCATTACAATCGGTGAAATAGCCAAAT